CAATTTATCGCGTCGGTGAAGAAGGCGGTCTTCACAACAAGCATTCACCACTTCCCGAGCATGTGTTTTTGCCCCGCTATCCGCAAGTGGTGCAAAACAATCTCTTGGAAGCCAAGCGTGAGCTCCTCATACCCGGTTGTGTCCGCCCGAAGACTATTTACCGCACTGCCGGTTTCGTAAAAGGCGAACTCTCCGGGCTCACTGCTGGCCACGCTTGTAGCGCCAAACCCCCTCGCCTCGTCAGTTCCTGCACCCCTTACTACAACTATCTTGTTGGCCCGACAACCGTGGCGGCAATGACTGTATTGAAGAGTGCTTGGAATTTGGACCACGTCGTTGTCGCCTGTTCAGGCTTAACGGTTGAACAGCTCGGCGACAGCGTGTACGCCCGTACTCGAGTGCCCCATTTAATCTTTGAATCCGATTTCTCGAAGTTTGAAAGCAGCCGTGCTGCCTTCACTTTCGAAGAGGTCTATAGGTTCATCGATGATTGTGGCCTCGATACGATCGGAGTCGACGGCGTTCGCGTACTCACCCACATGCGCCGGGCTGAACGCCTTGCAGGAAAAACCCGCCGCGGCATAAGGTACTCCGTTGATGGAGTGCTGTGTAGCGGCCGGCCAGATACGACCCTTGGCAACACTATTGTCAACGGCCTCCTGCAGCTTTATGCCCTGTGTCGTTCAAATAAGAAAACTGTCCTTGAGCTTATCGCCGACAACGTAGTCATCTACGTCAACGGCGACGACTGTCTCATCATTACCCCACTCGGCTATGTGTGCGATGATACGCACCTGACCAAGTTGGGGTTTATGATTGAGCGATGCTCTAGACGGACTATTTGGGACGCCACGTTTTGCTCGCAGCGCATGTACCCCGCCTTTGATTTGGTGGAAACATTTCGCCCGGCACCCAAGATAGGCCGGTTCACTTGTCGATTCGGCACATTTGTCGACCCACCGTACCAGCCGGGTACAGCTTTAGCAAAAGGTATGCTTCGCGGAGCTGCTCTCGGCATGGTCTCGATCGTCAACCACGTACAACCCATGGCAGCTCAGGTTCGCGCTATCTTGCGCAACACCAAGGGCTTTCAGCCGAAACACCATGACGCCAGAAAGATGATCTACCAGCCGTTTCGACAGGGCCAGCGAGTTCCAACTGCGCTGCCCGCGACCGCTGGCATGTTCATACAAGTCTACGCCGTCCCGAATTTCGATACCATGGAGAAGGATTACGAATCTGTATCCTCTCTTCCGTGGGCTCTTAATAACGCGAT